ACAGCCTGGCAGAAAATCACGCCAACGGTTCGCGAGCAGGACTCGGAAATATGGGTAACATGGAACCCGGAGCGCAAGAACAGCGCAACGAACAAGAGGTTCAGGGAAAGCCCTCCGCACCGCTCGAAAATCATTGAGATGAATTACACGGATAATCCGTGGTTCCCTCATGTGCTTGAGGAAGAGCGCAAGAATGATCTGGTGAACAGGCCGGATCAATACGCACACATCTGGGAAGGCGATTTTGTCACGGTCATGGATGGCGCTTACTTCGCTCACCCGCTGGCGATTGCTAGGGGTGAAAAGCGGATAGCACATGTGGCGCGTGATGAGGTTACGCAGGTCCGGGCCTTCTGGGACATCGGAGTTCGTGATGCTTGCGCGATCTGGGTCGCTCAGTTCGTCGGGAGAGAGATCCGCGTTATCGACTATTACGAGGCTGTAGGCCAGCCGCTCGCCGCTCATCTGGAATGGCTGAGAACGAAGAAATACGGCAACGCTCTATGTGTTCTTCCTCACGACGGAACGCATATGGACGCGGTCACGGCCATTCGGTTCGAGGACCACATTAGAGCGGCTGGGTTTGAAGTCGAGACTGTCCCTAACCAAGGCAAGGGCGCTGCGGCCAAGCGCATTGAAGCTGCAAGGCGGTTGTTTCCGGCCATCTGGTTTGATGCTGAGAAATGCGCAGGCGGTATTGATGCGTTGGGTTGGTATCACGAAAAGAAGGACGAAGACCGCAACATCGGGCTGGGGCCTGAACATGATTGGTCTTCACATGCGGCAGACGCTTTCGGCCTCATGTGCGTTGCTTACGAGCAGCCGATGACGCAGACGGCTCGTCGCCGCTACTCTGACAAATTCACCGGCGGCGCGTCCGCATGGGCTTCTTGAGGTAATCCATGGAACGAGATGAAGACGACACCGACGTTCGCGCGTCGGAATACGGCGATCTGTTCCGCAAGATCCGCAACTGGTATCGCTCGGATATCTCCCGCGTCCAGGCATGGCGCAAGGAAGCAAAGGAAGCCTTCCAGTTCTACGCTGGAGACCAGTGGAGCAAGGAAGACAAGACGGAGATGGCGCGTAAGAACCGCTCGCCCGTCGTGTTCAACCGCATTGCTCCACTCGTTAATGCTGTGGTCGGCTCTGAGATCAACAACCGTCGCGAGGTGCAGTACATCCCGCGCGAGCAGGGTGACGCAGCAGCGAACGAAATCCTTACGGCGGCTGGTGAATGGTTCCGTGACCAGACTGCGGCAGAGGACGAAGAGTCAGACGCTTTTCAGGATAACGTGATCGCCGGCATGGGCTGGACGGATACGCGGCTTGATTTCGAGGATGACCCGGACGGCGCGCCGAAGATCGAGCGCATCGACCCGATGGAAATGGTTTGGGACTTCAACGCGTCAAAAGCCAACCTGATCGACAGCCAGCGTATGTTTCGCGTCAAGGAATTCTCATGGGCCGAAGCTCAAGAGCTGTTCCCGGACGTACCGAAGGAAATGCTGAACGCATCGTGGGTAAAGACCGCAGGCGACAGCACTCCGCACGATCAGGATGCGGCCGACGACTATATGGGCGGTCAGGAAGAGTTCGTAGACGCAGAGCATGAGAAAACCTGCACGATCGTAGAATGCCGCTGGCTTGAGAAGGAGCCGTATTATCGCGGCCCTGACTTGGAAAAGCCTGGCGCAATCAAGGAATATGCCGAAAAGCAGTTCAAGCTTCTCCAGCAGAAGTATGGCGAGTTTCCCGGCGTTCGGCAGACGCGCAAGGTCGTTAAGCGTGCCTTCATCGGCAAGGACGTTCTCGCCGCTCCTGATAAACCGCTTGTGCCTCCTGGCATGTTCGGCTGGGAGTGCATCACCGGCTATTACGACAAGGCCGAGGGGCAGTTTTACGGAATCGTTCGCGCGGCAAAAGACCCGCAGCGCTGGACGAATAAGTTCTTCTCTCAGGTCATGTATCTGCTCAACAGCCAGTCCAAGGGCGGCATTGCAGCAGAGCGTGGCGCATTCGATGACGACAGGCAGGCCGAACAGTCATGGGCCAAGTCTGACGAAATTACATGGATGAAGAATGGTTCGCTCTCCGGGCCTAGTCCGAAGATCATGCCGAAAGCGCCGGCACAGTTCCCAGCCGGGTTCTTCACGCTGTTTCAGGAGAGCAAGGAAGAGGTTAGCCAAGTCACCGGCCTGTCGCCTGAGTTCATCGGGACGCGTGAAGTTGATCAGGCTGGCGTGCTGGAGATGCAGCGCCGGCAGTCGTCGCTTAACCTGCTCGCCTCGCTGTTCAACGCCCTTCGCCGCTATCGCAAGCGTCAGGGCCAGATCATGCTTTACCTGATCCAGAACCACTTGAGCGACGGGCGTCTTATTCGCATCGTTGGCGACGACAAGAAGCAATACGTTCCGCTGTCAAAGGATGCGGTCGCAAGCTCGACATACGACATCATCGTTGACGACGCGCCGACCTCGCCCAACGAGAAGGATAAGACCTGGCAGATGCTCATGCAGCTCATGCCGCTGGTCAAGGACATGCTGACGCCTGACATCGGCCTTGAGCTTCTACGCTATTCGCCTCTGCCCGCCTCTATGGTGGATAAGCTCATGCAGAAGGCCAAGGAAGCGCAGCAGGCGCAACAGCAGCAGCCGAGCCCGGAAGAAATGGCATTGCAGGCCAAACAGGCCGAATTGCAGATGGATCTTCAAGGCAAGCAGGCAGAAATGCAGCTTAAGCAGCAAGAGGGCCAGATGGACCTCGAAATGAAGGGCATTGAGCTTTTCATCAAGCAGCAGGAAGGCCAGCAGAAATTACAGATGGATCAGGCAAAGCTTGGCATCGACGCCCAGCGTATGGCCATCCAGGCTCAACAGAACGCGGTCGCTCGTCAGAACGCCAACAGCAAGCAGACGAGTTCGGCCAAGTAATACCGGCATAGCGCCGGCTTCGCGTGCGAGGGCGTATCTCGCTTCGTTGGCCCACGTTACGGGCAAGGGTGACAGATGACTATTGAAGAAAACCAAGGCGGCGAGCTTTCGGCGGAAGAGCAGGCATATTTCGAGACTGGCGGGGAATCCCCTATCCCTGTCGAGGAAGCGCCAAAGGCAGAAGAACACACGGACCAGCCGCCGGCCGAAGAAGGCCAGCAGCAGGAAGAAGCGCCCCGCGACGAGAAGGGCAAATTCGTCCCGCACCAGGCGCTTCATGCGGAGCGGGAAGAACACAAGCGCACCAAGTCCGAGCTTGCCGAAATCCGGCAGAAGCAGGCGGTGCTTGAAGACCGATGGAATACGCTTCTCAGCCTGAAACAGCAGCAGGAAGCGCCAAAGGAAGAAGGCCCGCCAGATCCCAACGAGGATATCTTCGCCTATGCCAAGTGGCAGGGCGAACAGTTGGCGGCTCTACAGAACAAGATCAGCGGCCAAGAGCAGCAGGTTCAGCAACAGCAGGCCATGCAGCAGGCCGAGGCGCAACTCTGGAACGAATGGAGCCGAGACGCGCAGGAATACGCAACGCAGACGCCAGACTTTGGAGACGCGGTCACGTATCTCTCACAGATGCGCGACCAGCAGCTCAAGGCGCTGTCAATCGCCAATCCTGACTTCGCCACGGAACAGGGCCGTGTCGCACAGATCAACGCCGAGCTTAAGCAGATCGTTCTATCGGCCAAGCAGCAGCGCATGAGCGCCGCACAGGCCGTGTACGAGATCGCCAAGGGCTACGGATACGCACGCAAGGCAGGAGATCCGGTATTGCCGGAAAAGCTGCAAGGCGTGGCACAGGCGCAGGAATCGGCGCGCACGATCGGCCAGTCTCCCGGCCGTGCTGCGGGCGGTGAACTGACGCCTGAAACAATCGCCTCCATGTCGGCAGACGAGTTCAACCGATGGATGGCTGATCCGAAGAATGCGCGTTCCCTGGAGAAATTCCTGGGGGCGTAATGCGAATGAGCCATAGGGGCGGCTTTGTAGCCCCTTTCGCCCGCTGGTGCGTCAACCCAGCTCCGTCGATGGCCGGTCTAGCCGTCTTCGCCTGATGCCTGCGTCAAGGATCGCTCACACCAAAACTCAACCGAACAATGGAGAAACAGCATGTCTGTTACCACTTTCGGCGTGAACGATGCACTCGCGAACAAACTGTGGAGCAAGAAGCTCGCAAACGAGGCATCCAAGGCCACGCCCATTTCCCCGCTCATCGGCAAGGGGATGAACTCTATCATCCAGCTCAAGGATGAAACCCAGAAGGCAGCAGGCTACAAGGTCACGTTCGGCCTTCGTACCCAGCTCGTCGGAACGGGCGTCACCGAAGGCGAAACCCTCGAAGGCAATGAAGAATCG